TCATACTGTCGCGCGCTTTTCTTTGTTCCGCTCCAGCCATATCATCACTTCCTCGCGCTTCCACCAAAATCTATGTTTGGATATGGAAATGCGGTTGGGGAAGTCTGGGCGAACGGCATAGCGCTCTAAAACGGTTCTTTTGCTCACTTGCAGCATCTCGGCAATATCGGTTGCCGTCAATAACTCGGATTGTTTCATTTTCCACTCCATTTTCAAATCAATTCTTTCATTAACCGCGCGGAAATTTTGGCTTCCCGCGCTTCTAGGTTTTTGCCCACGAAAACGCCTGTTTGCCATTCTGCTTGGCGGCATAGCTCGCGGGCATAGTTGGCGGCGTTGCGGATGGTTTGTGGGTCGCCCCATTTTCGCCATTGTTGGTTGCGCAGGTCGGGGATGTTTTGGGCGCGCCGGATGCCTATGCTTTTATCGTCTGATTCGGCGATGCGGTACAGATGCTCGCTGGCGGTGAGTACGGCGTGGCGCAGTTCGTTTTCTTTGACTTTGTAGCGTTTGGCGCACGCGCGCAGGCTTTCGCCTTGGATGATGGCAAGCAGGCTTGCTTGAACGGCTTCGGGTATTTCGTATAGGCTGGCGATTTGGTCGCGGATTTCTGTGCCGACTTGGTGGCAGAAAATCGTGGCAGCGGTTTTTTTATTTACGAGTTGCAGTGCGCCATAGATGATGTAGCTTAGTTCTTTGAGCGGGGATAGCACGGCGCGGCGTTGGTTGGGGGATTGCTCGCGGGTGGTTATCTCGTTGTCTAGGGCGGCAACTGCGCCGTCTAAAATATCCAGCCAGTAGCTGCGCTCGCTCTCTTGATACATTCCCCAAATCATGCAGATGTAGTGGATGCTGAATATGAGCCGCTCAAAGCTGACGCGGTGCTCTTGAATGTTGCGGCAGTAAACGAGGTCGTTGTAGTAGCCCCAAAATTTGCGGCTCTCTAAGTCTATTTGCTCAAAGGTGTATTGCTCGCCGTGTTGCTGTTGGCGGCGCAGGTTTTCGGTGGTATTGGGGTTGCATTTGCGCTGGATGGGTTTTTTGTAGGCGCGGTCTATGGCTTTGCTTTTTTTGGCTTTGCGCTGGGCGGCGAGTATTTGGGATGCGGTGGGGGATTTCATGGGGTGTCCTTTCAGGCTGCCTTGGGCGGTTCGGGGAGCGGTTGCCAGTGGGTAACATAATCAGGCGTGTACGCTCCATACACAACCCAATTACGCCACGCAGTAGGATTTTCTTTCTCCCAGCCGTTAAACATAGCTACGCCAAATTTTAGTTCATCTTGATGATTTTCATCATAAATCAAAACAAATTGTCTTAATTCAGGCAACCTTTCTTCCACGCTTATCCACGCGGGTTGTAGGGAGCGGGCAAGCCATACATTAAATAACCCACTAACTAAGTCTGAATTATATCTTTTAGCTTCTTTGAACCATTTGCAAGCAATGGAAAATTCATGATTTGTAGCAATTAGTCCGCTTGCTATTAACCATTTTTCAAACGCTTGCCGTTCTTTCTCGATTTGTTCGGGTGTCATTCTTTGTCTCCAATAAACCGTGTCAAATCGGGCGCGGTGTAGTTTTTGCCTTTGGCGATTTTCCCGTTGTTGTCAAACACGGGTTTGCCGTTTGCAAACTTGGATTCATTGCTGCGGCATACTTCGGCCAATGCGCCTTCAATATCCATTCCCATCATGTATGCAACGCCCACTGCGGTAACGATTTGGTCGCAAAGGGCATCCAACAGTTCCAATTTGTTTAAATTGCCCACTATTTCAACGGTATTGGTATCCTGTTCTTGCCGTTTAAACCAATCGGCTTCTTCTTGCATCACGCCGTCTGTTTCATCCATGTACATCGCGGTACACATCTCTGCCACTTCCTCAAAATGGCAGCCTATCTGCGTCATCACGTCTTTCGCAGTCGGCTGCGGTTTGGCGGTCTGAAACCAATTTAAAATCCGTTTAATCATCTTTTTAACCTTTCAAAAATGTAAACCAATGTGTCCGCCCGTGCCGCCCTGTCGGATGTCCGAACAGCGGCTTTTCAGGCGTGAGTGCCAATATCTCCGGCACTTTGATTTGGTCTTCGTTCCACTTAAAAATCAGCACGCCGCCGTCTTCCAGTACGCGGAAACATTCGGCAAAACCTTTGCGGATGTCGTCGCGCCAGTCGTTTCCAAGTCGGCCATATTTGAGTGCCAGCCATGATTTTTTGCCGGCGCGGACAAGGTGCGGTGGGTCAAAAACGACTACTTTGAACGTGCCATCAGCAAAAGGGAGATTGCGAAAGTCAAGGCGCACATCGGGGTGGATTTCGAGGTGGCGGAGATATTGGCGGTCTTTGAGCAGGTGGCTTTCGGTGCGCAGGTCGCTAAACAGGCAACGCTGGTCTTGCTTGTCAAACCACATCATGCGACTGCCGCAACAAGGGTCTAGAATAGGTTGCATTTCAAATTGTTTTTTGCACGCTTGTTGTTCGGGTGTCATTTTTGTTGCTCCTGTTTCATTGCTGCATCAATCGCATCACGGTCATAAACATAATTTCGGCGGTAATAATCTTCTTCGCCAACATTGATACCCGAGTTTTCTAATAGCCAGTCCAGCCGCACGGTGTCGGGGTGAGGGATAAGTTCAAGGCTCTCTGTATGCTCCTGTGAAACTCCCTTTGTATGCTCCCAACGGATGATGTAGCTGTATTGATTGCTGCCAGCGTCAACGACTAAACCTAATGTCTTGTTCGGGTGCATTCGGCTTTTAACCATGTCGCCGAATTTAAATTGTTGGGTCATTTTTTATCTCTCAATCTCTTTAATTGTTCGTTGATTTTTCCCACTTCGTCTGTGATGTTATTAACCGCTGTAATAGCAAGGTATTGTGTGAAATCATCAACTTTTGTGCCTTTTTCAATACTACTTGGAAGCGGTTTATCTGATTGGATAACAACGCTAATTTTGCTATCTGTTTCTATGATTATGATGCTGGTTTGCATATCAGTTCCCTGCTCCTTAACTTCACTAAACTTTTCTAAAAATTCACGCATCGGGTGCACCCAAATTTTGCCGTCTGCTCCGCGATATACGGCTTGCTCTCTGCAAGGCGGCAGCCAGCAGACGGATAACAATATCGCGGCGTATCACTTGCAAGCCGTTGGCGGCGGCAAACATGGCTAACATGCAGGCGAACAACAAGACGACATCGCGTTGGCTGTCAATTTTCATCCCGATAATAAGCCAGCCGTTAATTATTATCATCAGCGCATAAAAAACCATCTTGGCGCGCTCCTCCGTGCGGGCCAGCCGCCATGTGCTTTTTAAATTCATGTTTAGGTTCATGTTTTCAGGCTGCCTTAAATCTAAAAGGGGATATCGTCGTCAATATCCGCTGCGGGTTGTACGGACGCGGCAGACTGTGTGCCTTGCGCTCGCGGCGGCGCGGGTGGTGCGCTGGATTGTGTGCTTGGTGCGGGATGCGGGTTGTCGTTGCGCCCGCCCAGCATTTTCATTTCGTTGCCGATAATCTCGTAGGCGGTGCGCTCTATGCCTTGTTTGTCGGTGTATTTGCGGCTTTGGATTTTGCCTTCTATACACACTAGGCTGCCTTTTTTGAGATATTGCCCTGCGATTTCGGCGAGTTTGCGATAAAGGGTTATCGCGTGCCATTCGGTGCGCTCTTGGCGTTGCCCGCTTTGGTCTTTCCAGCTTTCGCTGGTGGCGATGGAAAAGTTGCATACGGCATCGCCGTTGTGCATACATCTCACTTCGGGGTCTCGCCCTAGGTAGCCGATTAAAATTACTTTGTTTAACATGGGTTTACTCCGTGTTGTCGCCAAATTACAATTTATCCAGCAAATCTTTTTGCTCGGCGGTCAAATCATATTGGGCGATGATTTGGTCGTATTCCGCGTCGCCTGTTTTCACTTGCTCGGCAATGGCGTTAAATTCGGATTCGGTGAGCGTGGGTTTTTCAGGCTGCGTTTCGTCTGGTTCGCGGCTGTCGTTGTCGGGATAGCTGTATGCAGCATCAATCACGGTGTCATCGGCTGGGATTTCGTGGATAACGGATTGGTCGGCAAGTGTGGCGCGTTGTAGCTCTATGCTCATGGGCGCGTATTTGCTCAAAAGCTGTTTCATCACGGTTTTCTTTGCCATTTCGTCAAAATTGTCTTTCCACACGCCATAGCCTTTTTTGTAGGTTTGGCTGTATCGCGCGGCGTGGGCTTGCACGTCTTCCACGCTCATGTAGGCTTCGGCGATAAAGCCGTTTACCAGTTCCATGTAGGCGTAATAGCCTACTGCGGGTTCGTGCTTTTCGGGCTGGATATCAAAATCAAATTCGTAGCCTTTGATGGGGTTGCGGCTGATGATTTGGTTGGCGTAAATCTCGGTGGTTACTAGGCGTTTGATTTGTCCGCTGCGCATGGCAAGTTGGATTAAGCCTTTGTAGCCGATTTGGAATTGTGCTTCTACCATGCCTGCTTTGCTGTTGTTGAATGGGACGATGTAGGCAAAGCCTAGGGCGTTGTTGATGGGTAGGTTAAGCGTGGCAGCAACGATGGCTGCGCTGATGACGGTGTTGGGCTCGGCGCGTTGCAATAGGGCGTTGCTGTTGCTGATTTGGATGAGACTGGCGCAAAAGCTGCCTGTGTTTTTGCCGATGATTTCTTCCAGCCGTTTGATGATGGCTGGGCTGGCAAGCAGGGCTTTGAGGTCTTTGCCTGCGGGGGTTACGTTGCCTTTGGCGGCGTTTTTTAGTGCTTGGGTGGACATGGTGGGTCTCCTGTTGATAAAGGTTAAGGGGTGGGGTATGATGTGCGTTCCTAATTCAACTGTAAGCAGCTTTCACGTCTGCCAACGTGATTTTTTGTTGCTTTCTGCACATCACACCCCGAAAACTGGGCTGTTTGATATTTTCACAGGCTGCCTAAAACCTTTTGGGGGTGCGAGTACCCGTAAGGGCTCGGACACTGCTTACAGAGTGTTAGGACACCCCCGCCCTATTTGGGCTTTTTCCTAAATTTAACTGTAAGGAGTTCAAAATGAACTTAATCAAATCTTTTAGCGGCGTTGCCGTTTCTTTCAATCAAGATGGTTATCTCAATGCTTCCGCAATTGCTAAACATTTTGGCAAGCGCGTTCCTGATTTTCTAAAAACAGAACAAAATCAAGAATATATTTCCGCTCTTGCTGAGTATCTAAGCAAGACGAAAAAAATCGTCTTGGAAGAAAATCAATTAGTTATCGTTAAACATGGTGGCAATCAAAGTGGCACTTGGCTTCATCCTAAACTCGCTATCCACTTCGCCCGCTGGCTTGACCCGCGCTTCGCTGTTTGGTGCGATGAGCAAATTGAACATATCCTTTCAGGCAGCCTGAAACTGGAAACGCGCGATGTTGCATTGTCCGCCCAAGATGTCCGCAGACTTTCCGCGCTGTTTTGCCATTTGCCCTTTATGCTGGCTTATGCCAAGGAAACCCAAACGGCGGTTTGCTCCTTGAAGCCTGAATTGGTTTTCCGCACCCACGACCGCTTTCAAGACGGCTATATCGCGGCAAGGCAGTTGGCTGATAGCTTGGGCTTGCCGATGCGCTCTTGGCGCGATGTGCAGCTAGATATGTTCCGTTAAATTAGGCAGCCTGAAACTTCGGTTTCGGGCTTTTTTATTTCAGGCGCAATACGCGGGTTTCGCTTTGCTTGGTGTATTGTTGATACAAGTCGGGGTGGGCTGCCTGAAAGGCTTTGCTGTCAAAGCGGTTGCTGCTTTGGGTTTTCCATGTGAACAGTTTTTCGCCGTTATGCTGCATGGTGGCGTGTTGCCCGATTTTGATTTTTAGCAGCTCCTCGTGTTGGTTGATTTGCTCTTTTAGGGCTTTTTCTTGCTCTTTCAGGCTGCGTAGTTCGTTGTATGCGATGAGTGTTTCGGTGTCGGCTTGTTGGTTGTCGCCGTCGTCTTGCGGAAAGAGTTTTTGCACGTCGGCGGCGTTTTGTGCTGCAGGCGGGATGTGTTTTAAAACGTGGTTTTGCCAAAATTCTTTGCCGCGCGCCAGTAAATCGGCTGCCAGTTCGCGGTCGCGCTCGATGGTGTATTGGCGGTAGTCTCGCCCGCCGATTAACACGGCGATGTGGGCGCAATCTACGTTAAAAATTTCCATGTACCATTGGACTTGGGCGATGTACTCAATGGGGACGTTGTCGCCGTCGCTGCCCCAATCTTTGGTTTTGTATGCGCTGGCGGTTTTGATTTCCAAAATGGCTTGGTGGTTGCCTGCGCCATCCACAATCAGGGCATCGGCGTTGGCGATTGCCCATTGGTGTTTGGGGTGTCGGCGCATTTCAGGCTGCCTAATCACGTTTGCGCCTGTGTCGCGCACAAAGCGGTCAATAATGGGGTTTTCTAGGGCGTGCCCCCAATACAGATGTTCGCCTTGCTGTTCGGGTTGGTCGGTGGTTTTGGATAAATAGACATCTAGGGCGGTTTTAAATTGGGATACGCCGATAATGGCGGCGATGTCGCTGCCGCCTATGCCTTTTTTGCGTTGGGCGAGGAAGTTGTTCATGGGGTTAGTCCTAGATGTAGCGGTATTGGTTGCCGTGGCGGTCGGTTTGTTGCTCTTGGCATAACCTTGCTATGGTTATGCGGGATGCGCCCATGTCTCGGGCTGCTTGTACGGTGCTGTTAAAGCGTTTGATTTCGCCGCTCGGGGTGCGTATCTCTATGGATTTTGGTTTGCTGGATGGTTTGCCGCCTACCGGTTTGTGGGCGAAGGTTTTTTCCAGCTTTGTCGGGGTTAAGAGTTGCGTCCAGCTATTCATCGCCGCGCTCCAATACGATGCCTGCGGTTGGGTCTTTGTCCCATGTCTTTTGCAATAGCAGGGCATTGCGTTGCTGCTCGCATTGGTCGCGCAGGCGTTGGATGGGATGGGCGGCGGATGGCTCAAAGTACAAGTCGCTCGGGATGTCGCCCAGCGTGTCGCAGTCGTAGGTTTTGATGACGGGCTGCGGTTTGGGTTGTGTTTCGGGTTTGGTTGCTTGGGCTGCGCTAAATGCGCCTAAGACAAAGCCGAAAATTAGGGCTGCGGTGGCTGTGATGCGGGTTTTCATGGGGGTTTCCTGTTGGGGGTAAAAGTATTTCATGGGTTGCTGGGCTGGATGGGCTGCCTGAAACGGGGAATATCCTAACCGTTGAAAAAATGTGTTTCAGGCTGCCCTAAGGGGTTAATAATCGCGGTCGTTGATGGCGGCGTGGTAGTGCCGCACCATTTTGTGCCATGCGTTTTGCTTTTGTTGTTCGTCTTGCTGGGTTTGGATTTCTGTCGTGGTTTGCGCGGTGATGCATCGGTCGGTTAGCTCGCGCAGGCTAATGTCTTGCTCGTCGCCGTTGAGGTAGCGGGCGATGTAGCCTAGCAGGCTGTTGAGTTCGTTGTTGGGGGTGTATGCGGTTAGGATATCGGCGGCTTCGCTATCGGGTAGCTCTTCCGTCCAGTCGTCCAGTTGTTCGTTGCCTTCGGCGAGGTCGGCATCCACTTGCATGATGGCTTGGACTAACTGTTCGTTGTTAAAGCGGTCGCGCGGGTTGGTGTACATTTCTGTTCTCCTTGGGGGCTTGCGCCCCCTTGTTTACATGGCTGCGATGGGTGAATAATAACAAATGTGATTATAAAAGTAAACACAAATGTGTTTAGAAATTGTGATAGAAACACTATCCCCTTGTTTTTAAACAAAACAAGTTTTCACAAGGCGCAAAAAAACCGCCACAGGGGCGATAATAATTAAAACTCGATTTTTATCGCGCTCTGTGGCATAATTTTTCAAGATTCTTTAAAAGAGACGAAAAATGAAAATTGAAGCAGTTGATTTGTTTTGTGGCGCAGGCGGCTTAACGGCGGGATTGCGTCAAGCGGATATTGTGGTCAAAGCTGGGTATGACATTGAAGCCAGTTGCGCTTTTGCGTATGAGCATAACAATAAAGGGGCAAAATTTATTGCCAAAGATGTGCAGGAATTATCGGCAGATGAAGTGATGGCGCATTATTCAAAAGGCTCTGTACGCTTGTTGGCAGGCTGTGCGCCATGTCAGCCTTTCTCTACTTATAACCAAGGACGAGATACGCGCCAAGATGAAAAATGGCCGTTGTTATACGCATTTGCACGTTTGATTAAAGAGGTGCAGCCTGAATTGGTTACGATGGAAAATGTGCCCGATGTTACCAAGCATCAGGTTTATCATGATTTTGTGCGCGAATTGGCAGAACAGGGCTATGAAATTTGGGCAAATAAGGTTAATTGCGCGGATTATGGGGTGCCACAAATGCGACATCGACATGTGTTGTTGGCTTCAAAAATCGGTAAAGTAAAATTGCTGCCGCCCAGCCATAATAAACCTATTACGGTGCGGGATACGATTTTCAGGCTGCCTAAATTGACCGCGGGGGAACAACATACGCAAGATAGGCTTCATCGATGTGCGAAGTTAAGTGATTTAAATTTACAACGGATACGCGCTTCAAAAGCTGGGGGAACTTGGCGGGATTGGCCCGAGAAATTGCGCTTAAAATGCCATCAAAAAAGCAGTGGGCAGACTTATGGCAGCGTGTATGGGCGCATGGAGTGGGATAAGCCCGCACCCACCATGACAACACTGTGCATTGGTTTGGGAAATGGTCGATTTGGTCATCCTGAACAAGACCGTGCCATTTCTTTGCGTGAGGCGGCATTGTTTCAAACATTCCCTTTGGATTATCAATTTACCGAACCTAGTCGTATTGAAAATATACGCGCCATTGCTAAGATGATTGGTAATGCTGTTCCTGTTCGTTTGGGACAGATTATTGGGTTGAGCTTCGTAAATAGCTTTGCAGATAGCGTTGCGAAATAAGGTGTTGATTGATTATATTCAATAGCCCTTGGAAAAAGCCTTTGATGTTGTCAAAATCTTGTTTGATGTCATCAAGGCTTTTATCTTGCCCAAATTCGGTAAACGTTGTACTGCCGTGTGCTAATCGATTACGTGCGGATTTTATTTTTAACAAAGATTCCGCTTTGCCTTGTTTAAGGTTGTTAAAGCTATCGCAGGCCAGTCCATAATTTTGCAAACTTTGATGGATTTTTCGTGTATCAACATTGCCATTAAACCATTTAGGGTATGTTTCATTATTATCTGTGGCAGAATGTTCTTTTGCCCATTGTTCCACCCAGCCCATAATCATCAGTTTATCTAAATTATGTTTGGTGTGTTGATAATTTTGTATGTACCCTTTTAGCAATTCATTTTTGTTTGCGTGATTTACAATGCAATCTTTCAATTCAGCATGTAAATCATTCAAGGTTAGATGACCAATATTATTTTTAATATGCGCGTGAATATCCTGCATCAATGCGGTGCTGATGGATTCCATAAAATTATAAATCATCAATACTGCGCCAGCTTTAAATGGATGTCCTTGTTCTCTTTCAATACTATATCGTTGTTCGACTGGGGTGTTGTATTTTTTGCACTCAATATGAACATGGCGACCAAGCAATATATCCAATAATGCTAAATGTTGTTCTATCTCTGATACTTTATCATCAAAAAAACTGCTGACCTGTGGCAATTTTTGCCATTCATTCATGGCTATTCTCCAATAATTTATCACGCACATATTCAATCCGAGCAATGACTTTGCTACGATGATTACTGGCATCAGAACGGGTATGTTTGATAAATTCAGGGGAGTTAAGCCAGTCTAAATTTTGGTTGGTAGAAAGATGGGGGTTTACACGCAATGCTAATAATGCGCCAACGGATAAAGCTTCAAAGCGTATGCGAGGAACGGATTTGCTGCTGGGCGTTTTACGAAAACCCAGTTCGCCAAATGTGGCTTCAATATAGTTCAGCATCGTTTCAAATTCTTGCCTATCTTTGTTCTCATCATGGTTTGCATTTTTAGCGTAGCCCTCTAAAAACTCATCTACTCGATTATTGAAGTTTAGGTAATCGTTGGCATAAGCAAAAAATCGACGCAGCAATTCTTCATACTCTCGGCGTGATTCTCGAGTTTTGCTAATAGGACAAAGTTGACGAAATAAACCGTCCTTTCCCGTTGTATCGCGGACAAGCTCTCGGATAAATTGATAAAATGGCTCATTGCTTGAACCAAATTGTGTTTCTATGTCGTTTAACTTGGTGCCGCCTGTGTTTAAACGGGCAAATATTTCACGGCGTGCTTCTTCATCTGCCTGCTCGGTTAATTCAATCATGCGTAGGGTTTTGCGATTGAAACGCAGTTGGCGAGACTTGGGTAAATCGCCATAGCGCAGCCCATTGGCAGATGGGATTTTTTTCAGCCCGCATAGTTCTAGCTCATTGGTTAAGAAGCTAACCAACGTGCGGATGCGCTGGCTGCCATCTACAATTTCGATGCGCCCGTCGTCGTTGTCGTTGGTGTCGGCTACAAATAGATAAGGGATAGGCAGATTCAAAAACAGCGATTCAATGAATTTAGATTGCTGTTCTTGCGACCAAATAAACTCTCGTTGGTAGTCGGGGATGTATAACTCCGCTTCGTCTGTTTCTAGCCCATTGGTAAATTTATCTACGATAACACTCACGGGGTATTCCCGTATCTCATGCTCGGTAATCTTTTGTTTTTCTTTTATTTCTTTTTCTAATTGTTCTATTTTTTCTGCTGATAAAAATAATTCTGTCATTTTGTTATCTCCTGTTATCTCAACGATTCAATACAGCTTAATTTTCTGCTTAACCACACGCAATGCGTTTTCAGGCTGCCTTTTTCTCAAAAATAACGATATGTGTAAATCTGTTATTTTGGGGTTTGCTAATCCAACACGCTCCACCAAAACGCCCGATGATGCGGATTTAGTACAGCTTGATTTTCTGCTTAACCACGCCCGCGATGCGGGTGTTTTCGTTAGATTCCAGCATGGGATATTGTGGATTGAGCGGCTTGAAATAGGGTTTTGCGCCGTCGTAAACGAGTTTTTTAAAGGTGGCTTTGTCATCTTGCACCACGACCACATAACTGCCGTTTTCAGGCTGCGCATGGGGCGCAACCACGATGATGTCGCCTTGGGCAAACTCGGGCATCATGCTGTCGCCTTGCACGCGCAAGCCAAAGCCATCTTTGATGTCGGTGGTAATTTCTATGTATTCCAAGTCGTCGTCTCTGTAATGCTCTATGCCGCGCCAGCAACCTGCTTGCACCCATGATATAACGGGAATACGGTGCAGTATGTGTTTGAGCGCTAGGTTTACGTTGTTGTCAAAAACGTTGGTGATGGCAGGCGGGCTTGCTTCCTCTTTGCCATGTAATAAATATTCCACGCTGGTTTGCAATGCTTCCGCCAGTTCTACAATTTTGGCTGTACTTTTATTTCTGCCGTTTTCAATTTGTCCAATCGTGCTTTGTGGCACGTTCCCTGCCAGCTTGCCTAGTTTGGCTTGGCTCAATCCAAGTTCTATTCGTCTTGCCTTAACTCTTTCTGCAAAAGTCATAACTTATCCCTTTCTAGTTGAATTATTACGATTGTAATTAATAAGGCAATAACAATGGTGTTTGACATAACCAACACAAATGTGATTAAATTGCGGGCAATTTACTAGATAAGTGATTGCACACATGAATAAATGGCAAATTATTGTGAATAACCTATCCGATGCTGGGTTATCGCAAGCAGAAATCGCCAATCTTGCAGGGTGTTCTCAATCTCAAATCGCTTTTTTAAGCCAAGGCAAACGCGGAAAACGTTTGTCTTTTGAGATTGCTAGAAGCCTGATTCTTTTGGATGAAAGATTAAAGAATGGCGAGCTTGGCAAGGCATCAAAGGTTGTTTCTGTATGACTGAATTATCCCCCGCCCAACAAGAAAACGCCCGCAAGAATGAACGCGCGATATTGCACGCGGTTGCGGTGGTATCGCAAAAGCGTGTTGCAGATTTATCGGGCATTTCGGAAACACGATTAAGCCGCCTGAAAGATGGCGATTTGGAAAAGTATTGCGCGGCTTTGGCTGCGCTGGATTTGAAGCTAGTGCCTGCTGATGCAGCCATTGTTACCCGCGCGGAACGCAAGTTTATGGCGGAAAAGATGGTTGAGCATTATCAGGCGATAGCGGATGAGGATTGAATAATGGCTAAAAAGCAAAAAGCCCTATCCAAAGCCGCGACCTACGCCCTGATGATTGGGCGGAGATATGGCCCGAATTGAAAGGAGACCAGTAATGGCTAAAAAGCAAAAAGCCCTATCCAAAAAGGACAAGGCGATGATTTGGAGAATTGCTTTACGTTTGGCGAAATCAGACCTGATTCGTTACGACCCACAAGGCTTTGTGGCGAGTTTGAAAGCGGCGCGATTGTGCTTAAACCAGCCTGTAAAAGGCAGGCGGTTATCCAAAGTGGATAAAGCGCAAATTTGGGATGCTGTGCTGTGGAAAGTAGAAACCGTTACTGCTGGTTTTGATTTTCATGCGTGGGCGGAACAGTTGAAAGCGGCGCGGTTGGAATTGGCAGCAGTTTGTTGAGACATGGCTTTTTCTGTGGGAATGGTTGGTCGGACTTCCATTCTACCACGACAAGGCGAGAGAGCCTGACGGCGGGAGAGACCGCATTACACGGAGACTTAATTAGATGACCGAACAGCAACGTGTTTCATTTCCTGCACCTTTTGCAGAGATGACCAAAGAGGAAATTGTAGCGTATTTCAATCGCTACGACTTCAAAGATGAACTAGGGCATCGCCTTGAATTATGCGGCGATTTTTTGGACTTGGTGGACTTCGCCAAGCGGTAAAGAAAAAGCCCACGCGGCAAACGTGAGCAATCTCAAACGAAATTTCAGATAGGAATATCTGAATATTTACTCAAAAGATTTGATGGAGATTTGATTATGTCTGAATTATTTGTACTCGTCAATCGCCCCGTAGCGGGGCAAGCGCAACAAACGGTAAACGCGCGTGAGCTTCATGCGTTTTTGGGCAACAAAATGCACTTTGCCGATTGGATTAAAAAGCGCATCGCCGATTATGGCTTTGTGGAAAACGTGGATTACGTCCGCGTGGGACTGGCGGCAGGTTTGGCGATGGCGCAAACAGGCGGCGATTTTGCCGATATTTTGCACTCGCAAAAAAATGATACCCAAAAAACAGATACTTGCGACTTTGGACAACGTGGGCGCATTGAATACGCCCTATCGCTGGACATGGCAAAAGAATTAAGCATGGTGGAGCGCAACACCAAAGGCAAGCAGGCGCGGCAATATTTTATTGACTGCGAGAAGCGGCTTTCAGGCAGCCTGATTCCGCAAACGTTTAGTGAAGCCTTGCGCTTGGCTGCCGATTTGGCAGACGAGAAAGCGGCATTGCTGGCGGAGAAAGAAGCCAATGCGCCCAAGGTTGCTTTTGCGGATGCGGTGGGCAATGCCAACGACACAATCCTAATCCGCGATTTAGCAAAAGTGTTGAAGCAAAACGGCATGGATATGGGCGAGAAACGCTTGTTTGCCTACCTGCGCGAAAACGGCTTTTTGACCTTGCAGAATATGCCCACGCAAAGGGCAATGGATTTGGGCTTGTTTTTGGTTAAGGAGAGCGTGATTGCCTTGCCTGATGGCGACAGGATTAGCTTCACAACACGGGTTACCGGCAAAGGACAGCAGTATTTTTTGAAACGGTTTAGCAAAGGGCGGCAGCATGAACAAGCAATGGTTAATTGAACGCGATAGGGCGTTATATGCGCTGCAAATGATGGTTTTGGCAATGATGCAAACGGAAGATGTGCGCCGCGCACAGGCGGTGTTTGATGAATGGAAACAGGCAGTAAAGGATATAGGCGATGAGCAGTAAATATATTCCGAATAGCTTTCAGATGGCGAACGCGATTATTGATGATTTTTTAGATGTGATGAGCCCATTGGCGTTTAAGTGCTACGCGTTAATTGTCCGCAAAACACGCGGCTGGCAAAAGGAAAGCGATTCTATCGCGCAATCGCAATTTATGAAGCGTTGCAACATCAAAAAAGCAGAAACCGTGCAAGCGGTACTAGATGAATTATTGGAACTAGGGCTAATTGGAAAAATACAGCACGCAGGCAAACCTTGTGAGTTTTTTCTAATTGACGAACCTACCCCACCAAACAGGGGTACCCCGAAAAATGGGGATACCCCACTAGACGTGGGTACACCTACCCCACCAAACAGGGGTACACCACCCCCACGAAACGGGGTACACATAAACACAAAGAAACACAAAGAAAATAATAACCCCCTACCCCCTAGCGTTGCAGACGAAACCCACGATTGCGCTAACGCGCTTGTTGCCGCTAACGCGACAACCCCCGATGCGGATTTTGAAAATCTTGCAGACGCTGAAAAACCCAACCTGAAAAAGCAAACCGAAAAACGCTTTATCGCCCTTGCAAACTTGTTCAACCAAGTTTTTGCCGGCAGCAATGTGCAGACCGTTAGCTTGGAAGCCACCAAAACCAACGCAAGCCGCAAGCGGTTAATCCCTGCTGCTTGGGAATTTGCCAAGCGGCGAGTTTTGACTTGGTGCGATGCAGACGGCTTGATTGACGGCGAGAAGCCAAACGGAAAACACGTTTTGCAATGGTTTGAAGCCTATTTCGCCCAATGCCTTGCCGACCCATTCATCAACGGAACTTCGCCGCGCAGCAAGGGGCATGAAAATTGGAAGCCCGATTTTTCCTACCTGCTGAAAGCAACCACGCTTGAAAAACGAATTTTGGAAAGCCAACCATGAATCCCATCCAATCCCACAGCACCGAAGCCGAACAATCTCTGCTGGGCGGTTTGATGCTAGAACCTGCCGCCATTGTCAAAATCCCCACCGTGCGCGAAAGCCATTTTTACCACCAAGAACACGCCACGATTTTCCGCGCTATCCACCGTTTGCAAGAGAAGCGCAAGGACTGCGATTTGATTTCCGTGCAAGACGAATTAGGCGACGATTTGGCGTTGGTGGGTGGCTTTGATTACTTGCTGACCCTTACCCAAACCACCCCCAGCGCGGCAAACATTGTGCGATACGCCCAAATTGTCATGGAACACGCAACCGCGCGAGAAGCGGTGCGCATGGCGCAAGAATTTTCAGGCAGCCTGAACAGCGCCACCGCGCAAGAGCAAATCGCTGCCTTTGCCAGCAAGCTAACCGACTTGGCAAGTGATGACGTGCAAAACGACAACGAGACTTACACGCTCAACGACCTAATCCGCGTGGGCATTGAAAACTTTGGCAGCCGTTGGGATAGCGGCGGTGCGATTACAGGCTTGACTAGCGGCTTTGCCGAATTGGACAAGCTAACAGGCGGCTTTCAGGGCGGCGGCTTGTATGTGATGGCGGGGCGACCTGCGATGGGCAAAACCGCAGCCAGCATGACCCTTGCCGCCCACGCTGCCAAACACGCCCAAGGCGCGGTGTTGGTGTTTAACATGGAAATGAGCCAAGACCAGCTCGCCATGCGCAGCCTAGCGATGCAAGCGGGCGCAAGTTTGGACAAATTGCAACGCGGCGATGGGGCAGATGGCGAAGTGTTGAGCGCGTTTGACAAGAATCTTGATTACGACAACCGCGCCATGCAAAACATGGTTTTTGATTTGCGTGCGGGCATATCCATCGCCCAGATGCGAGCCAAAGCGCAACAAGTCAAAACCAAGCAGGGTTTGAGCATGATTGTGGTGGATTATTTGGGCTTGATTGGCGATGGCGGCAGACGGTTTTCAGGGGATACGGAGCGCGTAACGTGGTTGAGCCGCCAAGTGAAGCTGATGGCAAAAGATTTTAATGTCCCCGTTTTGCTGTTGGCGCAATTAAACCGCGATGTGGAAAAACGGCAAGACAAACGCCCCTTGATGAGCGATTTACGCGATAGCGGCGCGATTGAGCAAGATGCGGATATGGTTATTTTGAACTACCGCGATGCGTATTACAGCAAAAGCGAAACAGACGATGTGTTTGAAATGATTGTCGCCAAAAACCGCATGGGCATTGAAAAAACCGTTTACGCGCAATGGCAAGGGCAATACAGCCGCATTGTGGATTTGGGGAGCGATTGGGTAACAGGCGCATTGTTGAATCGTGAACGAGATAGCAGAACTGGGGGGCGCAAGTTATGAATACCTGCCTCAACTGCCAACACGCCGACTTTCGCGCAGCGGCGGAATACTGGGGGCGGAAATCGGCATCGGTGGTGTGCAAAAAGGGCGAGCCGTGGCGGTTTATTCCGTGCCACTTTGAATGCAGAAATGGGCGGTTTCAGGCTGCCTCGGATGATGTGATTGCTAAGCGGCGGGATTATGTGGAGAAATTGGGATGGGACTAAATGCAATGTATCGCCAACGTGCAGCGCAAGACGATTTTATGTGGCGGTTTCGTGAGCTGCTGGGCGAAAAGGGCTTAATCGCCAACCCTAACGCTACAAAGATTTATGCCGCAGCGGGCGACGTGTTAAGCGCGTGGCAGCGCAGCAATTCGCAAGTGCTGGTGAGCGTCATCGCGGTGCAAGATTGGTTAAACGGCGAGCGGTTGCCCAAATGGAGGACGGTGCAGGCATTGGCGGATTGGTTGGATTGCGAAGTGGGTGATTTGTTGGATAGGCGGTTTTGGGATTGTTGCAAAGGGTTTGTGAACTGTGGGCATGATGACCACAATTGAACCGTGTGCATTATGCACACAGTTAAACCGCAGCCATGATGAGTATGGTTGGAATTTTCCGATTTGAAATCGGGAAACTGGCAGATTGAAAAATGGCAGCCTGAAAGCAGTATTTAAGGATTATTTAAATACTGAACACGGCGCAGGAAAAACAAAAATGAAACAGAACAAAATCATCCTTCCTTACCCTAACCCCGCCCTAATGCCCAACCGCAAAAACGGACGGCATTGGGCAGCCACGCAGCAAGCCAAAGCCAAAGCCCGCCAAGAAGCCTATTTGCTTTCAGGCAGCCTGAAATACACAGGCGGCGGCTTGAAAATAACCTTTTTCACGCCCGATGCAAGAAAGCGCGATTTGGACAACCTACTCGCTGCCATGAAGCCAGCATTGGACGGCATGGCACAGGCAATCGGCGTGGACGATGCGTTGTTTCGCCCGCTGCTGATAGACAAGGTTAAGGCGCAAAGCAAAGACAAAGCGCGGGTGGAGATTGAATTGATGGGGCAGCCTGAAAATGAATGAACGCAAATTCCGCTGCCAAGTGTCCAACCAACGCCCTTTGTTTGAAAACCTATACAAAAACATTGTCCCCGAGCTACTGGCGGCGCACGGCGATTTGGAAATCACAATACGCCCCTACAAAGCCAAACGCAGCTATGAGCAAAACCGCCGCTTGTGGAGCTTGTATAACCAAATCGCCGAGCAGGTTTGGCTGGATGGGCGGCGATATGAAGCGGCGATGTGGCATGAATATTTTAAGCAGCAATTTATCGGCTGCGATGAGCGGGTGTTGCCCAGCGGCGAAATCCAAAAAATCGGATTATCAACAACCAAGCTGAACACGCAACAGATGGCGGATTACCAAACGCGGATTGAAGCATGGGCAGCAGAGCAAGGAGTGATTTTTGAATACTGATAAAGATTTTCAGGCATGGGTGCGGCGGCAGCCAAGTTGTATTTCAGGCTGCTTTTCGGAATGGGTGGATGGAGAAGGGCGCTGCGAGTTTGCCCATGTGCGCCGTGTGTCGCGCGGCAGCGGCGTGGGAATCAAACCAGCGTTTTCGGGGGTGCCGCTGACGCACGCGGAACATGCCATGCAGCATCAGCACGGCGAAGCGTATGTGTTGGCAGCCAATGGAATTATTGCCGAGGATGCGGCGGCTTGGTTTGAAGCGAAAGCGGATGAGTATTGGGAACGTTGGAGAAAGGAACGGAATGTATCGTAATTTGGATGAGTGCCTATCGCAGGTGTACAAAATCAGCAGCGTGATGATTGCGCCGCGCGGCAACACGGCAAGCGTGATTAGCCATATTCAGGGTGATTGCCCCAGCAGCAGCGGTTTAACACAGGCGGAGTGGCACGCGAACGCGGCGATGATACGCTCGCAGGTTTCAGGCTGCCTGAATAGCCCGTTGTTGGTTGCCGTGGTGGAATGCGAATACGGCAAATTGGACGGCTTACTGATTATTGCTGGCGCGCTGGTGGCGGAAAAGATTTGCGATGATGTGTATTTGGCGGCGGATATGTTGCGCCATATTTACAGCGAGATGCCTAAGCGGGTGGCGATTATGGATAAATACGGTTTGCACGATATGACGTTTCAGCGCAAGCGGGACCGTATTCGCAAGCATTTGGCGGCTTGGGAACAGGAAGCGAGATTTAAGCTGCAAACATGCTTTAAAGAGCGAAAAATTATTGATTAGGTGTGAGTTTTTAAGTATAATTTTGCTATATTTCGGAGAAAGTTGCGTTTAGGCGGCTTTCTCCGTTTTTATTTGCCAAATTATATCGGTTTTGATATAATTCATTCCATGAAAACACTAACTTTTCTTGGCGATTCTTTGGATTGCATACGCGATTTTCCTGACGGCATGAAGCAGGCGGCCGGGTATCAGTTGCACCGTGTCCAATGTGGCGAGATGCCGAATGATTTTAAAATCATGACAACGGTAGGCAGCGGCGTGGTGGAAATCCGCTTAAAAGACGAAACGGGCATTTACCGCGTGATGTATGTCGCAAAATTTGGCGATGCGGTGTATGTGCTGCATGCGTTTCAAAAGAAAACGCAGCGCACCGCCAAGCCTGATTTGGATGTTGCCAAAAGACGCTATCTTGCCTTGATACAGGAGTTAAATCATGGATAAAACTTACACTTCCGCTTTTGATGCTTTGTGCGACACGCCGATTGAAGCGGCTAATTTGAAATTGCGCGCGGATTTGATGATGCATATTTCGGACATCATTAAACAAAACGGCTGGACGCAGAAACAGGCGGCGGGACATTGCGGCTTAACGCAGCCACGCATTAACGATTTATTGAACGGGCGCATTGATAAATTTTCATTGGATGCGTTGGTTAATATCAATGCACAACTGGGGCAGATGTTGTCGTTTCAGTTTACTGTTGCTTAAAAACCCGTATCACACGGGCTTTTTTTATGCCTTGATGATAACTTTGTATGCTTGGATTTGTTCTTGGAGCTTGATGTTTTCGGCTTTGAGTTGCAGGTAGGCGATGGCGTATTGGGGGATGCCGTGGGTATTCCAACGGCTGATGTTACGCGGGGCGATTTGGAAGATGCGGGCTAGCTCGGCGCGGGTGAGATTGGTTTGCGCGAGCAGGTTGTCTAATGTTGTTTTATGGTCTTGCATTATGGATAATATATCTATATAATGCTTGGCATATTAACACATTTTGGAGTTGCTATGGCGGCATTATCGGGCATTGAGACTATTAAGCAGGTTGCCAAGATGCAGCGCAAGACTTTGCTGGCGTTTAGCGGCGGCAAGGATGCGGTGGCGGCTTATTTGGCTATCCGCGAGCATTTTGATGAGGTTATCCCTTATTATTTGTATCTGGTCCCGGGCTTGGAGTTTGTGGATGCGCAGTTGGATATGTATGAGCGGCAGTTTGGTTTTAAAATCACTCAACTGCCGCATCCGTCGCTGTATCGTTGGCTCAATAGCTTTATGTGCCAACCGCCGCAGAATTGTGCGGTGATTGAGGATGCAGGGTTGCCTGATTTTGACTATACCGACATCCAAGCTGCGATGGTGGGCAAGTTCGGCTTGCCGAAGGATACTTTGGTTGCCGATGGTGTGCGGGCGGCGGATAGTCCGATGCGCCGTATTGCGATACAGTCGCATGGGGGCATCTCTTACAATCTGCTTAAATATCATCCGATTTGGGACTGGAAAAAGGCGGACTTGGTAGCGTGCTTTAAAAAGCATAATGTGCGGCTTGGGAGTGATTACAAGGTGTTTGGGCGCTCGTTTGATGGTTTGGACTTGCGCTTTTTGCTGCCGATTAAAAAGCATTATCCGCGGGACTATCAGCGGATTTTGGAGCTAATCCCGATGGCGGATTTGGAGATTTTTAGATGGGAGTGCGCAAATGGCAAACACTGATGATTTAAAACAGCAAATTGCTGATAAAAAGGCGGAGGCGAAAGCCAAAGTGAACCAGTGGAAGCGCAAGCAGAAGCCGCTGGTGCAGATGCCTGAATTAACTGGCGATGCAGAAGTGGATAGCAAGGCTGATTTGGATGCGGTTAAAAAGGGGTTCCGCGACCGCCTGAAAGCGGAGAATAGGCGTAAGGTGGATGCGACCGATAGCGAGCATTGGTTTTGCGTTTGCTTTCAGAGCCGCGCGCAATCGGAGGCGTTTCTGCGCGAGATTGGTTGGCGTAAGTTTGGCGATAAGTATTTGGATGGAGTGAAAATTGCTAAGATGATGGGTATTGAGTTGCCTGATGATGTTGTGCCTTATGTGGATGAGCCGAGGATTGATAAGGTTTGGGCATCGTTTGTTGATGCTGATGATTAAGCTGTGATGATTGCCGCCCGTAGTTTGGGCGGTTTTTTTGTTGGTTTTTGGATGGCCGCTGATGGGTATATCTGCGGCTTTTTTTGTATGCCGATAGGTTTTTTGAGAGGAGCGCGTTATGCGTAAAGTCCCTGTTGCGGGTAAGCCGCATATTTACAATGTGAAACGTGGTGGCGGGCGTGGAAAGGCGAATGCGAACCAAAGTCGCCGCTCCGGGTCTTGATTTGAAACATAATCCCATGCAATAGGTGTTTGAATGGCTAAACTTTGTGGGGCAAAGACCCGTTCGGGCGAGCCTTGCCGTTCCAAAGCGATGCCTAATGGCAGGTGCCGAATGCACGGCGGGACAAATAAAGGCGCGCCCAAAGGCAGCCAAGCCAAAGCGGGCGCGCTTTATTCCAATTACTACACGGACGATGAAAAGCTGCTGGCGGAGGAGTTGGAGCTTGAAAGTATTGATGCGGAATTGCGTTTGTGCAAAATCCGTTTGAATCGGGCTTTGAAACTGGAAGCGGAGCAGGCGGCAGAAGCGCTGGAGTTGGAGCGTATTGTGGAAACGCCTGCGATAGTGGGCGGTGTGCCGATTACGGATGACCCTGATGTGCCGCCTGTGCAGCAAAAGACGTTTGTGCGTAAGGATTATGAGCCGATTATCCAGCGGCTGTTAGGGCGGATTGAGTCGCTGACGCTGACGCGGCAGAAGCTGATTAACGGTATGAAGTTGGATATTACCAATTCGGATGGTTCTTTAATGCCAACGGTTATTGAATTGGTTGCGGTGAGCGACGATGAGAGTACAAGTTAAGCTGCCGCCGAAAATCAAAACGGTTTTCAGGCTGCCCCGTGGCGCATTGCGCTTTCGTGGGGCGTTTGGCGGGCGCGGTTCGGGTAAGTCGTTTAATTTTGCCAAGATGGCGGCGATATGGGGGTTTGTTGAGCCATTACGCTTTTTGTGTGTGCGCGAGTTTCAGAACTCCATCAAAGAATCGTTTTACGCAGAATTGAAAGCGGCAATTGCATCCGAGCCGTGGTTGGAAGCTGTCTATGATGTGGGCGTGGACTATATACGCGGCAAGAATGGTACGGAGTTTCTGTTTAAGGGGCTGCGCAACAATATTCAGTCGGTGAAATCGTTGGCGAAAATTGATGTGTGCGTCGTGGAAGAAGCGGAAGACATCTCGGAAGCGGCGTGGGAAGTGTTAGAACCAACCATTCGTGCGCCCAAGTCGGAAATTTGGGTAATTTGGAATCCAAAAACCGATGGCAGCGCAACAGATAAGCGTTTTCGCAAAAATCCGCCGCCGCGTTCGTGCATTGTGGAGATGAATTACGGCGATAATCCGTTTTTCCCCGATGTGTTAAACGAGCAACGGCTGCATCATCAAAAAACGCTAGACCCTGCCCGCTATGCGTGGATATGGGACGGCGCGTATTACGAACAGAGCGAGGCACAGGTATTCGCGGGCAAATACCGCGTGAAAGACTTTGAGCCGAAGCCCGATTGGAACGGCGCGTATTTCGGGCTGGATTTCGGTTTTGCCAAAGACCCAACGGCTGCCGTGCAGTGTTATGTCCACGACAACAGTTTATGGATATACCGCGAAGCGGGCGGCGTTGGTTTGGAGCTTGACGAGACCACAGGCTGCCTGAAAGCCGCCATGCCCGACATTGATAAGTACACTATCCGTGCGGACAGTGCGAGACCAGAAAGCATCAGTTATTTGCGGCGGCATGGTTTGCCGCGCATCGTGGGTGCCGTTAAGGGCAAGGGCAGCGTGGAGAGCGGCATTGAGTTTATTAAGGCGTTTGAAAACATATACATACACCCAAGCTGCAAGGAAACCATCAACGAGTTTGCCTTATACAGTTACAAGACCGACCGCTTGAGCGGTGATGTGCTTCCCGTGCTGGTGGATGCGTTCAACCATTACATTGACGCGCTGCGCTATGCGATTGAGCCGCTGATTAAGCAGTACAGCGAGCCTAAACGGGTAGATTTCCGCCTGTGATTCGGGCAGCCTGAAAGGAAGATTATGAGTATTTCGCAGAAAACCGCCGTCGTGGCCAAGATGCACGTTTACGGGGCGATGTTTGACGCGCTTTTGGGTGGCACGGAGACCATGCGGGCGGCGGGCAAAACCTATCTGCCGCAATGGGCGCAGGAAACCGATGCCGCCTATCGCGACCGCTTGGCAATGTCCACACTGCTCCCTGCCGTGAAAGAAACGGTTGGTAATATGGTCGGGCGCGTGTTTTACAAGGACTTGGACATAAGCAACGTTTCAGGCAGCCTGCAACCCTATCTCCAAAACTTTGACCTGCAAAACAACGCATTGAATGTATTTTGCGCCGCTTGGTTCACCGATGCCCTCACAAAGGGCGCAAGTTATGTGCTGGTGGATTATCCAGAAGGCGCGGGTAATATCACTCTGGCGGACGAAAAGCGGCTTGGGCTGCGCCCCTATGCGGTGCTGATTAAAAATAGCGACGTATTGGGCTTCCGCTACGAAATGCGCGGCGGGCGGGCGGTATGTACGCAGTTCCGATACCGGCAGGATATTACGGTGTATGAAGGCGAGTTTAGCGAGAAAACCGTAGAGCAAATCAACATCCACGAAATCGGCATGGTGCGGCGATACCGCAAGAACGGGAAAGGCGAAACCATCCTGCACTCTGAAACGCCGCTGTTGAGAAACGGCGAGCCGCTTGATGTCATCCCTGTGGTGGATTTGGTGCTGGATAGGACGGGATTTTTCACAGGCCGCCCGCCGCTGTTGGAACTAGCCTACCTGAACATCAAACATTGGCAGAGCCAGTCCGACCAAGACAATATCACCCACTATGTGCGCGTGCCGCTGCTGCAATATCAAGGTAGCGTGGACATAGGCGACATTGCGGCTTCGGGCGGCAGCCTGATACACGTCGGCGAAAACGGTTCGCTGGGCTATGTGGAGCATTCAGGAGCGGCGATTGCGGCAGGCGTAAACGCATTGGACAAGCTGGAAAGCGATATGCAGATTGCCGGGGCGAAGCTGCTGACCCGAACCAAACTTGCCCTAACCGACACGCAGGCGCGAGATGAAGCGGGGCGTGAAGTGTCGCTGCTGCGGCACTATGCAAACCTGCTGGAAGATGCCATAGGGCGCGTGCTGGATTTAATGGCCGCGTGGATTGGCGAAAAGGACGGCGGCACGGTGGAGATTTCGGGCAGCATTGATGCCGACTACAACCCCGCCGCCAGCCTTGACGTGCTGGTACGCATGAATGCGGCGGGCGTGTTGAGTAACGAAACACTGTTTGAAGAGGCGCAGAAGCGCGGCATTATCTCCCCGATGCGCCGCTGGGCGGACGAGAAGACCCGCCTTGAATTGCAGGGCGACATAGGATTTAAGCAGTCCAATGAAGAGCAGGCAGAATGAATACAACCCTTATCCATGACCTGATTACGCGGCAGATTGACCTGATGCGCTATGAGGTATCCGTCCGGCAAAGCATATTCTCGCTGCTGGATGCCCTGCATAACGATGTCGCCGCAAGACTGGTTTCAGGCAGCCTGAAAACGCAGTTGCGCCATGTAGAGCGCATTGTGTCGCAAGGGTATCAGTCCATACTGCACGCGCTTGACGTTTTGCCGGTACTGGATACGGAGACGGCATGGCTGGCTGTTTGGTTGGGCGGGCTGGTTACGGCATACGGGCTGAAAGACAAAATAGTGCCGCTGGGCAAGAAGGCGGTGAGGGCTTTGGCGGATACGTTTACGCTGGGCGGTTTGACGCTGCAAGAAGCCATAGCCAAGCAGAGCCGCGATTTGGGCATGAAAATCAAGGCATGGCTGCGCGTGGCACACATTGACGGTACGCCGCCCGATTTTGACGAATTGGGTGGTTTTTTTATGCGTGCCAAACAGACCGCGCAGGCGATGACCCGCACATGGATAACCGCCGCCGCCCATGCCGCCCATGAAGCATTTGCCCGCGTGAACCCATTTATCAAGGGCTACCGACATTTGAGCGTGCTGGACGGCAGAACGACAAGCCTGTGTACGCACCGGCACGGTCTGTTGTGGGATAAGCAGCATAACCCAATCGGGCATAAGCAGCCCTTCAAACGTCCTCCCCTGCATATCAATTGCCGCAGCAGGCTGGTTTATGTGTACGACCTGCAAGAACCGTTTGACGGCTATTCGGGCGCGGAATGGGTCAAATCGCGCAGCCTGCATGAGTTGCAGGAGCAGTTTGGCAAGAACATAGGGCAGATGCTGCATGAAGGCAGAATCGGGCTTGAAGATACGCTGGACGGCTTGAAGCCGCTGACGATGACACAGTTGCAAGAAAAGATTGACGCAGCCTGAATATTCGGGCTGCTTTTTGTTGCCTGCCGTTCGGATGAGCGCGGGTGTTTTTCGCGGTGGAAGCCGCTTACTACGGAGTAGCAAGATGAAATTGAAATTTGACGAAAACAACCATGTGGTAGTGCAGGACGGCAAGCCCGTATATGTGCATGACGACGGCAAAGAAATCCCGTTTGACGCACCTGCCGCCATGCAGAAAATCGGCAGCCTGAATGCCGAAGCCAAACAGCACCGCGAGGCAAAGGAGGCGGCGGAAGCCAAGCTCAAGGCCTTTGACGGTATTGAAGATGCGGCAGCCGCCGTTAAGGCGTTGGCAACCGTCAAAAACCTTGACGACAAAAAACTGATTGACGCCGGTGAAGCGGAGCGCGTGAAGGCGGAAGCTATCAAGGTGTATGAGGAAAAACTCAATGCCGCAGAGAGCGAGAAAGCCAAAATCCGCGAGCAGTTCCACAACGAGCTTATCGGCGGAAGTTTTGCGCGCAGCAAGGTAGTTTCCGACAAACTGGCTATTCCGGCAGATATGGCGCAGGCGTTCTTCGGGCGGCATTTCGGCATTTCGGAAGAAGGGAAAATCTTTGCCAAGGATGCAAACGGCAATGAGATTTACAGCCGAACCCACGCAGGAGAGAAAGCAGGCTTTGACGAAGCACTGGAAGCCCTGATTGATGCCTATCCGAACAAGGACAACATCCTGAAAGGCAGCGGGGCATCGGGCGGCGGTGCTACGCCGAGCGCAGGCAGCGGAGGCAAAACCATGACCCGCGCCGATTTTGAGAAACTTGACCCCGCAAGCCAAATGAAGACCTTGCAGGACAAAGTGCAGATTGTTTGACAACGCAGCCTGATGGCTGTTTTTTTATGGAGTTTTGAATATGGCAACACAAAATACATTGACCGGTTTAATTCCTACGCTTTATGCGGCGTTGGATACCGTGTCCCGTGAAATGGTGGGTTTGATTCCCGCCGTGAACCGCGACAGCACGGCAGACCGAGCCGCGCTTGGGCAGGTGGTACGCAGTCCGATTGCCGCCGCAGGCGATTTGGAAGACGTGGTAGCAGGCGAGCAGCCGCGCAATTCAGGCGGGACAACGCTGGAATATGCCGACATCGTTATCGAGCATTCCAAAGCTGCGCCGATTCTCTGGAACGGCGAAGAACGCTTGGCGGTGGGTGAAACGGGGCAATACAACACTATCCTTGCCAATCAGTTTTCGGATGGCATGCGTAAGCTGGTGAACGCAATGGAAGCCAGCATCGCCGAGAAAGCACTGCAAGGCGCATCTGTAGCATACGGCACGCATGGGCAAACGCCGTTCGGGACATCAGGCGACTTATCCGACTTCGCGGGCGTTGCCCAACTGTTGGACGACAATGGCGCGCCGATTGCAGACCGCCAGCTTGTGCTAAACAGCGCGGCAATGGCGAACCTGCGCGGCCGCCAATCTGTGCTGTTTAAAGTGAACGAAGCCGGCACAAGCGATATGCTGCGTAACGGCATGACCGACCGCGTGCAGAACTTCGCGCTGCGCTATTCCGGCGGGATAAGCCGCCATACTGCCGGCGCAGGCACCGGATACACAGTGAGCGGGCAGGCAGCGGCAGGCGTGAAACAGCTTGCTTTAGCAGGCGGAAGCGGGGCATTAAAACGTGGCGATATTGTGGCGATTGACGGTGTGAAATACATTGTCGGGCGCGATGTCGCCAGTGTCAGCGACAAACTGGTGCTGAACGGCGGACTGCTGGCTGCCGCGAATAATTCCGCGCTGACCGCATTCGGCGATTTCACGCCGAATTTTGCCTTTGACCGCAACGCTATTGTGCTGGCAAGCCGAGCCCCTGCATTGCCGGACGGTGGCGATAGCGCGGATGATGCCATGACCCTGACCGACCCAGTTACGGGGTTGAGCTTTGAGGTAAGGGTTTACCGCCAATACCGTCGCGTGAAATACGAAGTCGCTATGGCTTGGGGGAGCGCGGTTGTGAAACCCGAACATCTGGTGGTGCTTGCCCATTAACGTTTAAGGCAGCCTGAAATTCGGGCTGCCTCCTAGGAGATGCCTATGATTACCGTACAGAAAGACCATATCCGCATGGATATTGACGAAGGCGTTTTGTCCGAGCATGAACGGCTTGGCTGGCGAATTGCCGACCCGCTGCCTGAAAGCGACGCGGGAAACGAGGAACTGCAAGCCGAGCTTGAAACGTTGCAGGCAGAAAATGAGCAGTTGCAGACCAAATACGAGCAACAGAATAAGGTTATCGTGCAGTATGAAAACGAAACCAACGCCTTGAAATCCGCGCTGGATGAAGCGCAGGCGAAAATCGCCGATTTGGAAGCGAAGCTGTCCGAGCCGCCGACTGATAAGCAGTCGGAAGGCAAGCAGCAGACCGAGCCGAAAAAAGGCAAAGGCGAATAATTCAGGCAGCCTGAAAGGATTGCGATATGTTGAGTTATGCAACCGTTGCCGAGGCGGACGAATACCACAACGCGCGGCAGACGGCGGCGCAGTGGGACGACTACACGCCGACGCAGAAGCAACAGCGGCTGGTATCCGCCAGCGACCTGATAGACCGCTTATTTACCTATAAGGGCAAGCCTGAAAACGATGCACAGGCACGCGCATTCCCCCGCCTTTTACCGCAGAAAGTGCCGGACGGTGCATTATTCCGCCGTCTGCCCGAATACGGCACGGAAAGGCAGGCGGTATTGCCTGAAAGTGTAAAGCAGGCGTGCTGCGAACTGGCCTTGCTATCCGATATTTCAGGCAGCCTGAAAAATGCGGCTAAGGTGCAGAACTTGGGCGGCGTGCTGGTTAAGGCGGGCGACTGCAAAGGCGACGACAAGGATTGGAGTTTGGCAGTGTTTGCCGCGCAACGCCTGCTTGCCCCGCTGATTGACCGGCGCGGCTTTGTGGAGCGCGGATAATGGCAATTACGGCACATCTGTTTACCCCCGCCGCGTGGCTGCGCCTGCAACAGCCAGACTTGTCCGAACCAATACGCGAAATCGGGCGCAGGCTGGAAACGTCGGTTATCCAAAACTACAACCAGCAGAAAAGCCCTGCGGGTATCTCGTGGATACCCAGCCGCCGCGCCGTGAAAGACGGCGGCAAAACCCTGATTGATACAGGGCTGATGCTGGCAAGTCTAACGTATGTATCCGGTAGGGATTGGGTGGAGGTGGGCTATCCGCGCGGGGGCAAAAATATCCCCGCATGGCTGCATTATGGCGTGCGGCAAAACAACCTGCCCGCCCGCGAGCATTTGGGCATGAAGGACAGCGACAAAGACGCGGTACGCCATGCCGTAAAACGCTATTTTGAAAACCTGCTGCGGTAATTCAGGCAGCCTGAAAGGACGAATTGATGCTACAAGACTATTTCGCCCCCGCCAAAGCGGTTGAAGATGCGCTGCGACGCGAAATGGGCGGCGATGTGGACGAAATATGCAGCCTGTTTACGGTGAACGACCCCGAACACCTGAAACAGTGCGCCATATCGCTACACATTACGCAACTGCCTAGCGAGTTCGGCAACGATGCCGACAACGGACGGCGGCAGCAGGAAACGCAACGCTATCAGGTGGCGTTGTGCTTCAAATCACCGAGAACCGACAGCGAAACCGAACGGATGCGCGAAAACGCGGGCAGGCTTATCCTGAAACTGCGGCGCACGCTACAAGGGCTGAAAGTGGTGGACGACAACACCCGCGCCGCCGATGTAATGGTGCTGAAAGCCACGGCCAACCAGCCCGTTATTACGGACGACTGCCGGTTCCGTATTTTTTCTTTCACATTTGCGTGCAAATGTGTTGTTTAACCTACCGAAAGGACTTAAAACATGGCTTTGAGAAACGACGACGGGCTGCTGCTTTCAGGCAGCCTTTTTTTGCGCAACCGCCGCATTGCCGATGCTCCATTTGTGGAAGTGGGCAACGTAACCTCGTTGCAGTTTGAACCTGAAAGTGAAACCAAGACGCGCGAAAGCCGCCAAAAGGGGACGCTGGGGCAGATTCTTGACAGCGTGGTGATTTCAAAGGGCGTTGGCATTTCTTGGAAATTCGACACCTTCAACCGCGAAAACATGGCCTTTGCGCTATCCGGCGACAGCGTAACGGTTGCAGGAGCGGTTACGCCCGTCCCCGAAGCGGAATATACGGTTGCCAAACTTGGTGAAATCGTTGCCCTGCCGCACAGCGACATAGACCCCGCCACGCTGGTTGTGAAAAACAAGCGCGGGGAACAATTGGCGGATGGCCTGTTTGAATTGAACCCTACCTTGGGCTTTTTGACTATCCATCCCGAAGCCGACAATGGCGGCACAGGGGCGGTGAAGGCAGGCGAAAAAATCAAAGTCGCCTACTCAACTAAGGGTAACTCTGGCTTTGAAGTGCTGGCGCAGACGGTTACGGATTTTGACTTTGAACTGCGTTTAAACGGCTACAACCATGCCAGTAGCAAAGACTGCGTATTAGAAGTACCAAGCGTGAAAGTAGCGGCAGACGGGGCGATTGACTGGTTGAGCGGTGAGTTTGCGAACACCGGTGCAAAAGGCAAGGTTGTTACCGTGAATGGTAATAAATACAGCTATAAATACCGCGAACTTGGCTAATCACCCTGAAACACAACCCGCCCGTTGGAAATTCGCAGCGGGCGGGTTTTGGTATCCAAAAGGCAGCTTATGGACAACATAACCCTAACCCGCAAAGACACCCGCGACACCGTACCTTTGCCGCCCGATATGCGCTGGCTGGACGAATACGGTTGGGCGGCGGTGGCACAGGCGGAGCCTGAATACACCTTGGGCGGCGCAATCGTGGTGCAGCAGGGTACGAAGCAAGCAGGGCGGCCTATTACGCTGGGCGGAGACTGGGCTTGGCTGGACTGGCAGACCGTGCAGACGCTGCGCGCTTGGTGCGACGTGCCGGAGTTGGAGATGACCCTGCAACTGGACAATGACCGCCGTTTTGACGTGATTTTCAGGCTGCACGAGCGGGGATTGGACAACGTTACCCCGATACGCTACGCCGTCCCCGAAAAGGCAGATGACCGCTACACCGCCGAAATCCGCCTGATGACCGTTTAAACACCCGTTTCAGGCAGCCTGAAACCCGCGAAAAGGACAAACTATGCAGCGGCACACCGAATTAACGCAGCAAGACCTGCGAATCTATAAATCCCAACGCCTGACCGACACGCCCGACGGCGGCGGGCGCATGGTAAACGAGCCATTGACGGGCGCGGACAACGAGCTTTTCCCGCCCATCAGCGACGTGGACAAGGCGATGGGCGCGTTTGATGCACGTGAAGCCTATGCCGCCGTGCTGCGCGATGATGCGGCGGGGCTGTATGGCGCAAATGTGATTGTGTCCCAACCGCCGAAAGCTGAAAACGTCTCTATCCTGCTGGCCAAAGGCGATTTTTACGGGCAGGAACGGGCGGACATCATGGAGCGCATCGAATCCTACCGCACGTCCACCACGGAAACCCGTATGACGCTGCTGGGCAAGCAGCGCAAGGGCAGCCGCATGGTGCAGGCATACCAGCGCGAGGGTGCACCGCTGCCCGTAGTCGGTGATGTGTTCGCCTTGCGTGTGATTGAGAACCGCTTGGAAGTGTTTGAATTTTTTAGGGTTGAAAAACTGGCTACGGAACTGCGGGAGTTTGAAGACAGCCAAGGCGTGTTTAAACGTGTGGTACTCAATATGACGACGGCGCAGGCATTGGAGCGCGATTTTGAGGGCGTGGCGAATGCCCAACGGTTTTACGTCGCCCCGCCTGCCCTTGTGATGCAGACGCAGATTGCCGACAGTGCGAGCTACTACGGCATTAAGCCCGTAGCAGCCGAGGTCAAACGCGGCGACGGCAGCCTGAAACTGCCCACGATTTACGAGCAGCTTGTGCCGGTATCCGTATTGGAAACGGCGATTGCGGACGATTGGGCGCAGGGTCGGGCGGTGTGGATTGAGACCGCGCCGGAGCGGCAGATTTACAGCGTCGGCGCGGTTACCGGCAGCGTGTATTTGGAGTGTCCCGTGTTGCCGGGCAGCCTGAAAGCCAACGGCTGGACGGACGACGGGCGCGGCAGCCTGATTAACCAATCCAACGCCGACCTGCGCATCAGCGTGGATTATGCCAACGGCGTGATAACGGGTAATACCAGCATCGGCGTAGTGTCCGCCATCCCCGCCGTGCAGGTGCGCAATCAGGCGTATTCGGCGTTTATCACGGTGGACGATACCAACGTCGGCACGGAGTTTGCCCCGCTGCTCCGCCCCGCGCCCGCACGCGGCAGTGTGCAGGTGTCCTACCGCAGCGGCAATACATGGTACACGCTCACCGATTACGGCGATTTCACGCTGCGCGACGAGAGCGGCACGCAGCGCGGCAGCATCAGCCCCAACGGCAGCGCCATCATCAGTCTGCCCGCCGTGCCGGACTCGCCGAGCCAAATCATCGTGTCGTGGTGTCCGAAAGACTACTACCACGCGCTGGACGGCAGCGAGGCGGGGCAGGCAATCGCGCCGCAGACGCTGGATACAGAGCTGGTGATTCCGCCTACGCCCGTCCCCAACCTTGTCCCCGGCAGCATCAAACTCACATGGGCGGGCGGCAGCGCAAGGGACGACGGCAAGGGCAACCTGACGGGCGGATGCACGGGCGCGGTCAATTACGCCACGGGGCAAATCCGCCCCGTCGGGCTCACCGCCCCGCAGGTGCGGCTGGAAGCCAAGCAGTATAGTGCCAACGCGACAACCAAGTCCGCCGCCGCCAACGTGGCACGCGGCAGCAACCTGATTACGCTGGTTGCCGACAGCCCGATACAGCGCGGCAGCCTGAAACTGGCGTTGCAGCTTACCCGCACCACCGCCACGGGATACGGCACGGGCGGCGGCATTGAGACCTCGCACAAATAATTCAGGCAGCCTGAAAACCGAAGGAAAACGACATGGCAAGACGTTATACCAACCAGTCCGCCACCAACATAGACGAGTTCGCGCTGGTTTTGACCGACAACGGCAACGGCGGGCTGCTGCACGGCAAAACACCCGTTTCCGGCAGCGTGGATTACGGCACGGGTGAAATCCGCGTGGATACCAACGCGCTCAAAGGCCGTGTGAACGAGCCGCAGTACAGCAACTATCAGATTACGCAGTCGGCCAGCAATACCACCGGCGCAATCCGCTACCGCGAGACGGCGGATGTGTTTATCAGCGACGCATCCGCCACCGTCTCCGCCATAAAGAGCGGCGATACCCGCGACGTGACACAAACCGTGGATACCGGCTTGCAGACTTACGACCTGCTGGGCGGCAAAGCCAATCCCAAAGCCTGCCTGCTCAATACGTGGGTGTTTGACATCGGCGGCATCCGCACCATAGAGCGCAACGGCACGCTATACCAAAACTGGGACGCGCAGACCGGCACGGGCAGAGTGGTAGGCAGCCTGAACAGCGCAGGGCTGCTGTCGGTAACCGCCGCCACTTTGGCAGGCAGTACCGTCAAAGTGTTGCAGGGCGTGTATGTTAACGGCACACACGACGTTAAAGAGTTTGTCGGGCGCACCGCCGCCGCCCCCGTGAAGCCGATGAGCTTTACCGCCTATGCCGATATTTCGGCGGACGAGACGCTCACCGGCACGGCGCAGCGGGACGAAACCATCACCGGCAGCCTGCGCGGGCGGATTGACAGTAAGACGGGGTTTTTTAGCATTCAGGCGGACAAACCGATTGCGCCCGAAAGCCTGCGCTACAACGCCGTATCGCAAACCACCGTGCCGTTGGACAGCAGCGTTATCGGCATCAACGCCACCCGCCTGCCGCCCGACGGGCGCGTGCCGATATTCCGCGCGGGCGGGCTTGTCGTTATCCACAATGCCCACCGGCAGGATTTGGGCAGTGCCCACACCGCAGGCAGCACCATAATCTTAGAGCGGCAGAAAATAGACCGGCTATGTATTGTGGACGCGGCGGGCAAACACGTTTTGGCAGAGCAGTACGAAGCCGATTTAGCGGCGGGCAGCCTGAAATGGGCGAATCCGCTCAACCTGTCCGAGTACGCCATGCCCTTGACCGCCGTGCAGACGTGGGAGGAAAACAACCGCGTGGTAGAGACCGATATTTCAGGTAGCCTGAAACTGCAAAACCCGATAAGCCGCGATTACCCGCTTGACGGTACTTATGTCAGCAGTGCGGTACTGGCGGGCGATTTACAGGTGCTGGCCACCGAGCCGTTTAGCCAAGAGGCGTTCACGGGCGTTTGGCAGGACACCCGCATCGGCAATCCGATATTGGCGCAGCTCAACGTCGCCGACCACCCAATCAGGCTCATCAGCGCGGGGACGATTACCGAGCGTTGGATGCTCAAATTTAAAAACAGCACCACGTTTGACGTGATTGGCGAGCGCGTGGGGCTGGTTGCTTCGGGCGACGTATACAACGACCTCGCACCCCTTAATCCCGCCACCGGCAAGCCCTACTTTACGATTCCCGCAGCGGCGTTCGGCGGCGGTTGGTCGGTACAAAACTGCATCCGCTTCAACACGCGCGGCACGCCGACGGGCATTTGGATTTTGCGCGCCATCCAGCCCACTGGCAAAACCGAAGCGCAAAAGGACAGCTTCGCGCTGTGCCTGCGCGGCAACACCGTTGAAAAAGACGCTTAAAAACATACTGATACAAGGATAATCCCATGCAACCCTATACCCCTACTAAAGTCCCCGTAACCGTATTCCGCAGCACGGATGCGGGCGCGCCGGAGCTTAAAGCCGAGCCAGGCAGCCTGAAAACCCTGCTCAAAACCTGCCTTGTGTCGGGCTACGGCGGCAAGCAGGGCTTGGGCTGGCAGATGCACAACGAGAGCGGTAACAATGTGGTCTTCCATTTTGGGACTGGCTTCGGGCTAGCAGTGGACGACAATACGCGCTCGATGCCGCGTTTCGGCTTCGTGGCTGGTGCGAATTTCGGGCAAAACTTAGGCGACCCGCGCAAAGACAGCGATGTGTTCGGTTTCCACCAGCCCCAAAGCTGGATGCTGGTGGGGCACGCGCAGGCATTCGCGTTGATTCTGTCGGATTTATCTTATGGGCGCAGTCAAATCCTATTATTCGGATTGTTTGCGGGAGTCCATGCGGACAACGGTAACATCCTATACCTAAACACAGCCAACATGGCCGCTTACACAGGCCCGAATAACATTGACAGCTACGCAGTTCGCTCGCGCATCGCGGTGTCGCAGTATTTTGAGGGGGGCTCAAACCCTTATCGGGCGGTAAATGCGCCCATTAATATCCAGTTTTTGGATAAGTCGGCAGCGTTTCCCGACCCGCTGTATCAGGGTTATGCGGCAAGCCGCGTGTCGGTGTCGGACAATCTGACGCTGCGCTGCCTGCTGCCACTGTATTGCAGCTACCACGACCTCACTAATCTAAAAGAGTTGGACGATTTACAAGACGGGTCGGTGAAACTTAATCTTAGCCAATCGCGAGAGAAGCGGTATTGCTTCGCCCTAGACATTGAGGAGTGGGAGGTGTGAAATGCGTTTTAACCCTATCCGTGCAAGCGCCCGCTATCACGGCGCGGCATACATCGCCGGTGAAGGCTTGGGCATCGTATCTATCAACGGGCGGGCTGCAGCCCGCGAAGTGATTTGTTTGGACAACGACACTAAAACGGTGCTGTATAAGACATGGAGTCATGCAGACGGCAGCTACCTGATACCGGGCTTGGACAAGGACAAGCTGTATGTGGTTATCGCCTTTGATTACAAGGGCGACTACGAGCCTGTGGCTTACGACCGCATCGCGCCGCATATTTGGCAGCCTGAAAACCCCTAA